GCTCATTTACGATTCTTTCAACTTCTAGTCCTGCAATTTTACCTGCGTCTTTGGTTGCTTGTCTTTGTGAGTCATTAAAATATGCAGGAACAGTAATTACCGCTTTAGTAACTTCTTGGCCTAAATATTTTTCAGCAGTCTCTTTCATTTTTTGCAAAACAAATGCAGAAATTTGAGAAGGCGAATACTTTTCACCATTACTTTCTACCCATGCATCTCCGTTGTCTGCTTTTACAATTTTAAATGGGGATGTCTGTATATCTTTTTGTACAGAGTCTCCATCAAATTTTCTACCAATTAATCGCTTTGCCGCGAAAATTGTATTAGTGGGATTTGTTACCGCTTGTCTTTTAGCCGGTGTTCCTACTAGTTGTTCGTCACCAAATGATACAACTGATGGTGTAGTTCTAGTTCCTTCAGCATTCTCAATAACTTTGGCTTCTGATCCTTCCATTATAGATACACATGAATTTGTTGTACCTAAATCGATTCCAATTATTTTACTCATCTTTTCTCCTTTACGCCTTATATGTAAGCACGTTTTTTTAAATTACGACCTAAAAGTTGGATAGGGCTTTTACACCCTATCCTTAATCAAGTCTTTATTTGATTTTAATAGTTCTTGGTTTTTTAGACTCTGGAATAATTCTTTCCAAAGAGACCTTTAATAAACCATCTTTAAGTTCTGCACCTTTTACTTCAACATCATCAGCAACTGTAAAAGATTTTGTAAACATTCTTTTAGAAATACCTCTATGGATAACTCCACTAGACTGTTCATCTTTTTCATCTGCTTTTTTAATTGATTTTACAGTTAATACATTATTTTCGTATTCAACATTAATATCGTCTTTGCTGAATCCTGCTAATGCTAACTCAATATCATAAGTGTGTTCTCCAGTTCTTACAATATTGTATGGTGGATAATTGACCTGTGGAATGTTCATGACGTTTCCGTCGAACATACTTTCAAAATGGTCAAAGATATCGTCGAACCCTACGGTTACTGGTCTTAATTGATTAAAAATAGATAGATTTGTTTTCATAATAACTCCTCCTTTTAAGCAAGTTGTTTATTTTAATATAGATCCTATCTAAGCAATCTACATTTTTATTTATACAGCTCCTGGCTGTATAGTAATAATATAATACTTCTTTTAAAAATTGCGACCTAATCTGGATAAATTAATTGGATTTTTTTACCCAATTCGGTATTGCTAGGCAAATCTCCATATATGCTGATGTATTTTTCTAGTACTGCACTATAGAATATAGTTGAATCATGATTTACTTTTTGGTTTATTTCTGACAATGACAAGTTGTCCGCATTTTGCATTACCATAAGTGCTTTTGATGATTCTTTTTGTAGTTCTCTTAAGGATAGATTTTTAAGTTTATCAGAAGTCAATTTATTTTCCTTTTATTACAGCTTTTTTAATACTGTCAATACATTCAAAAAAGTAATCTAACTCCTCACGTGTATTATATACTCCTAAAGATATTCTACATGATCCTGATAATCCAAATTTGTTATGAAGTATCTGTGTGCAATGATGTCCTGGTCTTGTTGCAATACCATATTGATCTAAAAACATTGCCAAATCTGAATTATGTATTCCATCTAGATTAAATGAAAGTACTGCATTTGGTTTACCATTACAAAGTACTTGCATATCTCCCCTATCAATCATTTTCTTATAAGCATATTCAACTAACTCATGCTCATACTTTAACATAGCATCAAAGTCATTGTCATAGTAAAAGTCAATTGCTTCTTTTAAGGCTACAATTTCTGCAATAGGATGTGTACCTGCTTCCCATTTTTTTGGACCTGAAGCATACTCAACTTTATCTGTTGTAACTTTTGCAACTGTTCCGCCGCCTGACATATATGGTGTCAATTCATCGATCCATTTCTTTTTGGCGTATAGAGCTCCTACACCTGATGGTCCATACATCTTGTGGCCGCTAATACAATAAAAGTCACAATCTATATCTTGAACATCAACTCTCATATGTGGTGCCGCCTGTGTACCATCAACAAATACTGCTATTCCTTTTTTGTGTGCTATTTCACAAACTTTTTTAACGTCAATAATTTCACCTGTTACATTTGATAATTGAGTTATAGCAATGATTTTTGTTTTTTTTGTAATTAGTTCTTCTAGTTTATCTATATCCAAACTGCAATCATCTTTCAAAGGAATAAATTTAAGACTTGCTTTACCTTGTAGTCGTTGCAAATGCCATGGAAGATAATTCGAATGATGTTCTAGTTCAGTACAAATTATTTCATATGGCTTTTTTTGTGTTCTTCCAAAGCTCTCTGCTATTGAATTTATTGCTTCGGTGGCACTTTTAGTAAAAATTATTTCTTCTTCAGAACTTGCATTTAAAAATTTTGCTACAGTTATACGACTTTGTTCTAAACATTCTGTTGCATTGATACTTAATTGGTGTATACTTCTTCCTACACTACTGTATTCTTCTGTATAAAATTTAGTTAACCTATCTATCACACGTTGGGGTTTTTGTGCTGAATTGGCACTATCAAAATAAACCAACGGCTTTCCGTTAGGCAACATTTTTTTAAAAATTGGAAATTGATCTCTAATGTGTTTCATATTATATATTTAATAAAGTTGTAGTTTCATATTATGTATTTTTAATAAAGTTGTGGCGGGAGTGAAGGGACTCGAACCCTCGACCTATCGCGTGACAGGCGATCGCTCTAACCAACTGAGCTACACCCCCCCTCCTACAAGTGTAATCAATAAGCAGGATTCTGTTCTAACTATCATTTATCTTTGCGTCCTACCCTGTGTCCCGGTAGTTGTTGACACTCTATTTGGACTTGCACATTTCTACCTGTGTCCTGACTTTCCTCTGTTTCCAGCGATAGTCCGATTACATTGTAATTCATATTATAACATATATTTAATCATTGGACAAGCTATATCCAGTTTTTTCAACTTCTAATGCCAATGATGCATCGCCTGTTTTAATGATTTTACCATTTGATAGAATATGTACAAAATCTGGTTTGATATAATCTAATAGTCTTTGGTAATGTGTGATTATGATAAAAGATCTGTTTTTGTTTCTTAATTTGTTAACACCATCTGATACAATTCTTAAAGCATCAACATCTAAACCCGAATCTGTTTCATCCATTATAATTAGTTCAGGTTGTAATAATGACATCTGTAATACTTCATTTTTCTTTTTTTCACCGCCTGAGAAACCTGTGTTTAAAGATCTTGTTAACATTTCATTACTGATAGCCAACTGTTTTGCTTGTTCTTTCATTTGAGATACAAACTCTAACGAATCCAAAGGCTCTTTGCCTTGATGTTTTCTTATAGCATTAACTGAAAATCTTAAAAATGTATTTGTGTTTACTCCTGGTATTTCTGTTGGATATTGTAATGCAAGAAACATTCCTTCTCTGGCTCTTTCTTCAACTTCCATTTCTAGTAAATTTTTTCCTTTAAAAGTAACTGATCCACTATCAGGTACATATCCATCTTTTCCCATTAGTGTATTTGATAGTGTACTTTTTCCTGAGCCGTTTGGTCCCATTATTGCATGAACTTCACCTGGATTGACTTTTAACGTTAATCCATTTAATATGGTTTTTTCATCTACTGATGTTATTAAGTTGTTAATTTCTAACATTATCCAACACTTCCTTCTAATGTGACTTCTAGTAACTTATTGGCTTCTACGGCAAATTCCATAGGTAATTTTTTTGTTACTTCTTTTACAAAACCATTTACAATCATATTAACAGCATCTTGTTCATCTAATCCTCTTGACCTCAAATAAAATAACTGGTCTTCACTAATTTTTGATGTTGTTGCTTCATGTTCCAATGATGCTTCTAAATTATTACTTTTGATATAAGGTATTGTTTTAGCTAGACATTCATCACCAATTAACATTGAATCGCATTGTGTATAGTTTCTTGCTCCAGCGGCTTTTCTACCAACAGTAACTAATCCTCTATATGTTTGCTCTCCTTGTTTTGCAGATATTCCTTTTGATATAATAGTTGATTTTGTATTTTTACCTAAGTGAAACATTTTAGTTCCTGTGTCTGCTTGTTGTTTACCTGTGCTAACTGCTACGGAATAAAACTCACCTTGCGAATCATCTCCTTTTAAAATACAACTTGGATATTTCCATGTCAAGGCCGAACCTGTCTCTAACTGTGTCCATGACAATTTACTTTTCTCTCCTTTGCATAAACCACGTTTAGTTACAAAATTATATACTCCACCTTTGCCAGTTTCTGGATCACCTGGATACCAATTTTGTATTGTTGAATATTTTACTTCAGCTCTATCTTTTATTACTATCTCAACACAGGCCGCGTGTAATTGATTCTCATCACGCATCGGTGCTGTACAACCTTCTAAATAACTCACGTAAGAATCATCTTCAGCAACAATCAATGTTCTTTCAAACTGTCCTGTGTTTGCTTGATTAATTCTAAAGTATGTTGATAGTTCCAATGGACATCTAACACCTTTTGGAATATAAGCAAAAGATCCATCTGTGAAAACAGCCGCATTTAAACAAGCAAAATAATTATCACTTGGAGGTATAACTGTACCAAGATATTGTTTAACTAATTCTGGATGCTCTTGTACTGCTTCACTAAATGAACAAAATATAATTCCTTGTTTTGCCAAGTCTTCTTTGAATGTTGTTGCAACAGATACTGAATCAAATACTGCATCAACGGCCACTCCTGCTAATTTAAGTCTTTCATTTAATGGAATTCCTAGCTTTTCAAAGTCCTCTTTAATCTTAGGATCAACATCATCATATGAATCCAACAAAGGTTTAGGTGCTGAATAATACGATATATCCTGGTAATTAATGGGGTTAATGTTTAATGTGGACCAATTGGGCTCTTTCATTGTTAACCACCGCTTAAAAGCCCTTAAACGCCATTTAAACAGCCATTCTGGCTCGTTCTTGATCTCTGATATTCTTTTTACAGTATCTTCATTTAACCCTGGTGGTAGGGTATCAGATTCCACATCAGTGACAAATCCTTCTTTGTATTTTTTATTAATAAGTGTTTCAGTATCTGACATATTACTTTCTTAATGGTGGGTAGTAAAGGACTCGAACCTTTGACCCCCTCGGTGTAAACGAGATGCTCTACCAACTGAGCTAACCACCCTTGTTCTCCTCTAAATTTTTTTCTTGCATGGTTACTTGAATACCCATAACCACATCACTTGCTAGATTTGGAAACTTTGTTACTAGATCAATATAAAATTGTTCTCTTTGTTTATTATCCATTCTTGCAAGAGATTCAACTGCGTTGCTACTATTTAACTCTTTTTCTAACATTTGTGACTCCATGCTTATATTATAGCATTTACTAGTTATTTGTAAAGATAAAATTGTGAATTTTTACCCAATATTAACTACGAACGAGTTCTATTGGTTGGTTTGGCTTTTTTACGTCTAGGCTGTTTTAAAGGATTCATTCCTTTATAAGTTAAACCCATCTCAAATGCTTTTTCTTTTCTCTCTTTTTGAGCTCTACGTGTTTGTTGATCTTTTTTGATCTTCTTTTTTTCACTTGGTTTTTGGTAATACTGTCTATCTTTAATTTCTTGCATTAGTCCATCTCTTAAGATTTTTTTCTTAAGTTTTCTCCAAGCCTTCATGACATCTTCACCTTCACGCACATATACTTGTAAGCCTTCAGGTTTAGGTGTGTCAAACTTTCTTTTCTTTGGCTTATCGAAGTTTTGAAAGTTTTTGATCTCGTAGTTTTTTCTAGGTTTGTTTTGATTCATAGTTATATTATAGCAGATTTTTTTAAAATTGCAAGAACTTTATTTCCTTGCCAATTGGGTTTACTGTCCAACTCGTACTTGTTAACAAATGTAAGAAATCGTTGGAATCTTTCCATACAGTGATCTTTCATGGCATTTTCTCTACCTTTGACTTTCATAACCAATTTTACTTTGTCTCCACTTTGTAATAACTCATCTATTTTATTAGCTTTTACTTTTAAGTCGCCATCACCGGTGTTTGGCCTAAATTGGATTTCTTTTAAACTAACAATAGATTCTCTATTTTTCTTGTCTAGTGCTTTTTGTTTTTTCTTTTGTTCATATAGGTACTTTCCTACATCCATAATTTTACAAACAGGCGGTGTTGCTGTTGGACTTATGCATACTAAATCCAAACCTTGTTGCTCTGCTTGTTGTATTGCTCTATCTGTTGAAATAATTTGAGAATCGTTTTCTACTAATAATCTCACTTCTTTAGACTTAATCTTATGATTAGTTAGTGCTGTTTCTTTAGCCTGTTCGTAATTAGTTAATTTTTGTCTTCTCATGTACCTTGTTTATCTTGTTTATCTTCGTATATCAGTAATGGACTACCACCATCAAATGTCTCTTTGTTAACATGAATTTCTTTAACACCTTGGTCTGCATAAGTTGGCAATTCATATTGTGTATTTAACAATGCTTTTTCTAAAACTGATTTTAATCCTCTGGCACCTAAGCCTTTCTTATGAGCTCTGTCTACTATTTCTATTACAGCTTCTGGTGAAAAATCTAATTTTATATCTTCCATTTCAAACAATCTTTGTGTTTGTTTAATTAATGAATTTTTTGTGTCCGTTAATATTTTTGATAGATCTGACTTTTCAAGTTTATGACAAGCAACCAGTACTGGTAAACGACCAACTAATTCAGGTATAAGTCCAAACTTAATTAAATCTTCTGGTTCAGCATCTTGGTGTATTGCTTTAGACTTTTCAACATTTCTAGAAAATCCTATTCCAGTATTACTGTTCTGTCTTCTTTCAATTGTTTTTTCTAAGTCAACAAATGCTCCTCCACATATAAACAATATATTGCTTGTATCTATTTCAATCATTTCTTGTGATGGATGTTTTCTTCCGCCTTGCGGTGGTACTCTAACTACCGTACCTTCAATCATTTTCAATAATGCTTGTTGTACACCTTCACCAGATACATCTCTTGTTATTGATGTGCTTTCTGATTTACGTGATTTTTTATCAATCTCATCAATGTATATAATTCCTCTTTCAGCTTTTTTAACATCAAAGTCTGCTGTAGATAATAATCTAAGTATTATGTTTTCAACATCATCGCCCACATATCCAGCTTCAGTAATTGTTGTTGCATCACCTATGGCAAATGGTACATCAATATAATCAGCAATTTTCTTTGCAATTAATGTTTTACCAACACCTGATGGTCCAAGCATCATAACATTTGATTTTTCAATTTCTAAATTTTTTGATCCTGAGTTGTTTGCTAATCTTTTATAATGATTATATACGGCTACACTTACTACACGTTTGGCTTCATCTTGTCCTATCACGTGTTCATCTAAATATGCTTTTAATTTTTTTGGATCAGGAATTACAAATTCACCAATGTCTTCCATGCTTGGTGTATTCTCTGCCATGATGTCATAACAAAGTTTTACACACTCGTCACAAATATAAGCATCAGCAGGACCTGAAATTAATTTCTTTGCTTCTGATCTTTCTTTTTGGCAGAAAGAGCACTTCATAGTTTCTTTTTTCATTTATTTTTCTTTAACCAATCATTTATCCATTGTTTGTTTTTTGATACTGAAGTTTTAGTATTTTTTGCGTTCGTGGATAGTGTTTTTTGTGTTAGCAAATTTATTCCTTCCATATCAATTACTTTGTTTACTTCTCTTAAGTTTATATTAATTTCGTCGGATAAGTCAATCGATATTATGTTCTCTTTTGGTTGTAAAGAATCATTATCTATTCGTCGGTCTTTTTTTTACTTCTTCGTCGGACAAATCGTTTATTTTAACGTCTTCTATAATGGTGGGCATAGGTGATTCTGGATCATCATCTGGCGTCCACATCCAGCCTTTTGGTTTTGGTTTTTCTTTTGGTTCTTCCATATCAAACTTTACTTCGTCTGGATCAAACCCATCAACTGTGTTGTCCGGTACAGATTTTTCTAGTTCTTCTTTAACATCTTGTAAGTGTTTTTCCACTTCGTTGTTAATATCTTCTTCTCTAGCTTTACGAGAATATTCTTCTAATGCTTCTTTTTCTTCTTTTTCTCGTTGCTTAAACTTCTCTAACTGTTCTTCTTTTGTTTCAATATTTAGATCATCATTGAATGATACAGTAAGATTTTCATTATAATCTGATTCTGGTGTAAAAGTGTATGAAGCTGAAAAACTTTGATCTGGTGTTTCTTGTTCTTCTTTTTCTTTTAGTGTGTTAAACTGATTTAATTGAGATTGCATATCTTCAAATCTATCTTTCCAATATGTAGGTGCATCAACACCAGCATTTGAATTGTCAGGTCCATCTAAACCAATAACTTCTTCAAACGATTTACCAAATCTACGTTTAAATGTAAAGTTGGCCGCAATTAATAATAATACTGCTAATGGATCAAATACAAATATGATTATAATAATAACCCATCTTACAGACTTTTCTAATATATCTGTACTAGCTTCTTGGTCGTATATAAACTCTGCTATGTATTTGATTGGCCCAACTTCTACTTCAATTGCTTTAATTTGTGATTGTAGTACAAATTTTTCTTCATTTAATTCATCAATGCTAGTAAACGCAACTGCAAGTTTTCCTTCTAAATCTTTTTCTTTTGCTTCAATTTCCGATGTTGTTTCTTCTGCTTGACCTGTCAAATTAGAAATGTTAGTACTAATAGCATCAATGCTAGGTTGATACTTTTCTTTGATTTTAGCTATGTCTTCGTTTAACTTGTTTTGAATAGCAATAATTTCTTTTTGTGCCGAGGCCGCAACTGCAACTTCGTTTTTTCTTATCTTATCTATTTCTTTATCAAATTTACTTTTTCCAAAAGCACCTTTCATTCGCTCTTGTATTTGTTTGATATCTCTATCGGCACGTTCTTTTGCCTGTGTAATTCTTTCTTTCTGTGTTGCTATGTTTTGATTAGCAATAACAGTTATATCAGCAATTTCTTTATCAATACGAGCATAAATTGAATCTAGTTTTTCTGTTTCTGTATCTACTAATGTATCTACTCTAACATTTGTTCCTGTGTTCAATCTTTCAATTTCATTTGTAAGTCTTGTGACTTTACTATTTTCACGTACTAGTCTGTCATCTATCTGATCTATCTTTTGTACAATAAGAGTTGATGGTGCTGTTTGTTCAACGTGTGCTTTAGATAAGAATCCAAAAATACCCATAGACGTTATAAACATCAATACTACTACTGATATTGTGAGATAAAATTTTAAAAAGAATGGCGATACTTTCCAATATTGATACAGCCATGATGCTGTAACTAACTTACCAATTTCTAACACAGAACCCATAATCATAATAGGTACTGCCGCACCGGCAAATATAGCCGCCAATCCTGCTATAGAATAAAATATAGCTACCGCACTAATTGACAGAGCTGATATTAATGTTAGAATTGCTAAGAACATAATGTATTATTTAACCTCATATTATTGCCTACGTTTTTTATAAAAAGATATATGATAAGCACCACTTCCAAAATGTGGTTGAATATCTCTAACAAAACTCATATTCTCACACCATTTTGGTAATTCGTTATAAATCTTTCCTTGCCCTGTTACAACTGTTACTGATTTTATAGTATTATCGTGTTGTGCTTCATGCACCCATTGATGAAAAAACTTCCATGCATCGTGTATTGAAAATCCATGTAAGTCTATTCTCATTATTCAACTTCATTTCTTTCCTGAAGTATTTTTCTGTTAGTCATGTGTGCTTGTTCAATGTCATCTTTGCTTTGACCAAAATATGCGACTGCATATTTGTTATCAATTAACCATTGATTAACATTTGTTTCTTCTAACCAAATGTTTGCTAAAATTCTTCCAAACTTACCTTTTTCATCTCCAACGTGAGTCTCAATAGTTACCCATGAATCTTCTTTACAAAAATCTTTAAGTTTATTTTTACTCAATGTTCCATACTTTTTTTCTTCAGCGTCACTAGTTCTAGACTCTGGCGTATCTATTCCATATAATCGTACACGTTGTTTTCGTAACCAAACGTCAAATCCTAAATCTAAATCAACATCTATTGTATCTCCGTCTATTACCCGTATAATTTTTGCACGATATCTGTACATAGCGCCTATTGTTCCTACTCCACTTGTTGTCATAATATTATCCTGTTACTGATGACACGTTATTGATGTAATCAGTTAATGTTTTTAATGTTTGAGTGATTTCTTCTTTAGCCACTAGTTTTTCTTTTTTTAATTTTATTAATTCACTTTTATGCTCAAATGTTCTAGCTAGTGATCTCTCGCTTTCCAACGTTTCCACCTTTTGTGATAGATTTTTGTGTCGCTTGATAAGTCTTGATACTTGGCTCATAATCTCCTCCTTTAAATAATCCTCGAAAGAACTTTCTAAGTGCTACTGCTCTAGATAACATTTTCGTATCTTGTTCATAATAAAACATACTAGTTCCAATGTCACTTGATTCAGCTCTACCAGGCCTTTCACTGTTATACCAAACATAAAGAGCTCTAAGTTCTTTATATTCGAATTGTAATTGATTTGTGTTGTCTACTAAATGATCCAATGATGCTTGTATGTCATCTGGATATTGTTTCCAAACGTCGTTGACAACAAACTTATTAAGTTCTTTAAAAACTAAATGTAATAATTTGTCTTCATTTTTACTAAACATACAAAATCCTATATATTATATTAGCACGTTTATTGTGTATCTGTCTAATCAAATTTTCCATGATTTTTATAAGATCTAAATATTACCCAATCTATTAAGAGAAAGTTTAATAAAGCACCAATTGGTGTGAATACCAATCCAAACAAATAGGGTAATCCTATCATTATAAGAAGTATCTTGATAAGATAGTTGAATGCTAACTCTTCAGGTACTTCCCAAAACAAATTATAATTTTGATTATTCAGGGATTTCATCTTCCGGAACACCTGCTTCACGTAATTGGTTTGGCGTTTTTTCAATTTTGCTTCGTGCTTCATTTTGCATTTGTGCTATGTCCTCGTCACTTGCTGGGCCACCATACGTAAATTGGTTACCAATATTTCCTTCAAACAAATATGTTCCTTGGTGATCTAAATTAATCGTAGGATCCATAAAAATTTGTATTCCAAGTTGTTGACATCTTCTACAAAATGTATAATCTTCAGACAAGTATCTTTTTGATTCAGGTTCAATCATTGTATCAAATAAAGCAAACATATAAGGATCCCATGCTGGGTTTGTACCTAAGTCATTTTTGTAATGTAGTTCAGGCCATGCATCCATCATAGTTTGAATTACTGATCTTTCAAATATCATAAAACCTGTTCCACCATCATGTACAGGAATCATACCATCAAGCAAAGGTATCTTTCCATCTTTGCCTGCTTTAATATTTAAAACATAAGCGGCCTGATATTTTGGCATATCATCTGTTGAAATATTTTGTGTCTTGACTGCTTCGTGTATAGTTTTCCAGTTGATTGTTTTTTTAGGATAGGCACCTACTGCTACCTTGATATTATCATTTTGTACAATTCTCGCCCAAAGTTTTAAAACATCTTCAGCTTGAAAATGTATATCAGCATCAATGAATATCATATCAGTAAATTTTGGATCTGCCATAAACATACCAGTCAATGTGTTCCTGCCTCTTGTAATCAATGATTCATTTGCTATTGTGCAAAGAGTAAAGTTTAAACCATAACGAGAAAACATGATACCAATTTTAGTCATAGATTTCAAATATGCTTCGCCAACTAATCCACCATAAGCAGGTGTGGCAATAAACAAATGTCTGCCTTTAAATTTTTCTAAGTCAAGTTTGAATTCGTTCTTATCCATTACTTGATCCAATGGTTTACCCAATGCTTTTTCATGTGGTTGATTAAGTATTGGATTTTGTTTACTATCGTTGTTTTCTGACATAAGTGATGGCTCCATTATTTCTCTGACTCTTTTTGATAAATCTGTTGTTCCTTTTCTTGATAACTTTTTTAAACGTTTCTTTTCTTTGTCTTCATAATATTTTTCTTTATATGTTTTTTTAACAGCTGGTATTTTAATATCTGACATTATTCATCTCTTTCAGCTGGTTTCTCCGATAGTAGCTCTGTTTTATCTTCTTTCCAAGTATCAGGATTATATTTTTCTGCTTCAGGATGTTGATCTATCATAGAGGTAATTACTGGCCATCTATCGTCTCCTGAAGAATATTTTTTATTAATTTCTAAATACTTTTCTTTATCTGGTTCTTCGTGTGAGTCTGGTTTGATAGCATCAACGGGACATTCTGGTTCACACACACCACAGTCGATACATTCGTCTGGATTAATTGCTAAAAAGTTTTCGCCTTCATAGAAACAGTCAACTGGGCATACCTCTACACAGTCAGTATGTTTACACATGATACAAGCCTGATTTACGTAATATGTCATTTTAAGTTACTTCTTTATTAATTTAATTGTATTTATTTCTCATTTGTAAGTATTTTACTTTAACAGCTTCACAAAATGCATTAGATATTATATCAATACATTCTTTTTTTCCTATGCCTCTGCTTTGTAAATAAAATTTGTGTTCTTTATCAATACTGCTGGTAGTACTACCGTGAGTACATACTGTTTGCGAGTTTCTAATATCTAATTCTGGCTTTGAATGTGCTAATGCTGATTCATCAAGTAATAAATTCTTGTTTAGCATATGACTTTCACAACCGGAGATATTTTTAGGTATTGTAATTAAGCCTTTAAAAGAGCTAGTTCCATTATTATTGTTAACAAATCTAAAATCCTGTTCACATATAGAATTGCAACCTTTGTGGAACACGTTTGTAATCACATGAGTTTTGGTATTTGAATTTTTACTGTATCCATACATATTGCAGGAAGCATTTTCACCTAATACTATGTTGATATCTAAAACTAAATCTCTAATATCTTCAAAAAATAGATTCAATGATGCTCCATCATGCACTTGAAAATCTAGTTGTGTATTTGATTTTAAACTGTAACTACGATTTAGTCTTTTAGATACATCTAAAGACTCATATGAATCAATTTCATAAGTGCCAACCCATTTTGTTTTTTCTTTTACTTGTGGAATCAATGTAACTGTCTCGTTTTGAAAGGTTCTATTGTATCCTGATTATCAACAATGTGTGTTAGTAATCTTTCAACTTCTTCAGGTTCTAGCACTGATTTATAAATTCTAATTGCCTGTGCCATTAGTGATCCAGCAATTACTAAAGTATCATTACCAGTATTACTTAACTGATTTACTTTCTCCCAAATTTGGTCGTATACATCATGCATTTCTACATCTACTTGTTCATTATCATTATCAAACATATTTTCTCCATATTGTGGCGGAAGGACTGAGATTCGAACTCAGGAAAGACTTGCGCCTTTGCCGGTTTTCAAGACCGGTGCATTCAACCACTCTGCCATCCTTCCAGCTTTGTTAATTGTTACTTACAGTATACACTAACATTTAGGATTCGTCAATTGGAAGATTACTGCCTTTTTGAATTATTCCAGATGCATCTGCTGTAAGCCAAGCATCATTGAAAAATTTAACCATTAATTTAGTAATTCTTCCTTGTGCTATATCTGAAGCATTGATTTCTTTGATTTCTTTTACGAACTTCTGTCTTTTTAAAGATCTTGGAAATAATCTATAACAATCAGATACTAGTTTTTTTGTTAACCATTCTTCTGTTTTCATTTCTTTCTTTAGATCTTTCTCTTTTAGCATTTTATCTTTTAATTGCTGTTTGTCTGTGTGTACTTCAGTAATATTAAATTTTTTCTGTACTTTCTTTGCACTCTTTTCATGACAATACCAACTAATGCCATTGTCTATAAATGATGGAATTGTTTGATCACATTTGTATCCGTAATCAATTTCGTGTTTTTTTAAAAAGGCAAGTAATTCTTTTTCTTTAGCTTCGTTATCAACCCCAACTAATGCGTCAGGAAATCCACTACACCAATTTTCTTCAATTAAAAAATATTTTACCCACATTATGTTACCTACAATGTTGGAGTCAACTCGATTAACGTTGGCATCTTTATTTTCTCCAACACTTCTTTATTAAATATTGTACAACCTTTTGTAATGTTCTTCAACCAGTCTTTTGAAGCCTTACTGTCAGCTGAGTCTGAAATGTACTTATAACATTTAAAGTCAACTTTATGTTTTTTACAAATTTTTGCTATAGCATAGGCTTCCATATCCACTATATCACATTCAATTTTTGGCTTTGACGTTGCGAAAGTATCACCACTAGCACAAATAATTCCAGGCTTACCAATCATTACATCCGTTTCGTATGGTGTTTGTCCTAATTTAAAGTTAAGAGGTGTAGCATCCATGTCTCTGTCAACAAAACCTGTGACTTCAACCAATCCTGAAATGTTTTTGTTTACTGCACCTGCTGTTCCATAATTGATTATCAATCCAGGTTTTGAGTCATTTATAATTTTTTCTGTTTCTGCCGCGGCATTAATTTTACCTACTCCAGTAAAATGAATTACTTTTCCATACAGCCCTTCAACTTCTTCTGGTATTGCACATAGTACTACTAATTTTTCCATTTATCTGCCCAATTCTTTTTTAATTTTTTCTGACTTTTTCTTTGCCATGTCCCATTTTAGTTTTGAAACTCTTTTATTAAATGTTATACCATCTAGATGATCACATTCATGTTGAAAACATTTACTTTCTATATTATCTAATTCTGCTGTTTGCTCTTTTCCAGTAATATCTTGCCATTTGACTGTGACTACTTTTGGTCTTTTCACTTCAACCCAAACATCCGGAAAACTTAAACAACCTTCAATGTCAATAACTTGTTCTTCACTGCTTTCAACTACTTCTGGATTCCATACTACGATAGGATTTGCAAATGTTTTAAAATCTCGTCCATTTCCTATTGCAAAAAACCTTTTTGTTATTCCAACTTGATTTGCCGCCAACCCTATACCCGATGCTGTTTCCATTAAACCAATCATTTCTATTTGAAACTTTTCCAAATCGTTGTCATAGTGTACTAATCCTTTACTGAAATCAAAATTATCGCTTTTGATATGTAACGTTTCGTACGGGTTAGTGTATATTTCCATTTAGGTCTCTTGTTTTTAAACTGTTTGTTTTGTTTTATTTAATTCAATTACTTTTTTTTGTATAGTTTCAATTAGATTACCTAATCCATTTCTTCGTTGAGCTGTTAAAAGTTCTTTGATACGTAAATCATTAAATTCATCTCTGTGTATTGATATTGCTTCTGCAACATCTCCACCTGTAAAACAATCACATACTATTCTGGTGATACCTTTTGTAATCATTGAGTCTGAGTCATACTCAACATTAACTTTATCGTTTTCAACTATAGGATTTACCCATATACGAGATATGCACCCAAACACTAACTTGTCATCACTTCGTTGCTCACGTGGTAATGATGTTTTATAATCTGCAAGTTCAACTAGATATTCTAGTCGTTCCATACCTTCAAGTAATTCTAATTTAGAACCCCAATGCTTAATTTTTTCTTTAATTGTCATTTTCCAGCTTGTTGTGTAAAGTTTGTTTTTGATAGTGGCATTACTCTTGTTGGTCTTTTTATAATTAATTTTTTAGGTCTTCTAGGCATTCGTCTAACTGGTTTTTTACAAGTCAGCCTTTTGGGTCTGAGTATCTTATCCATGAATCTGCTTGTTTCTACTATATCTACTATTTTCATAATTGTATTTCAGTTAAACCTTTTTCTCTATCTAAATATTTATATTCAACTTTTACAGGATCAAACTGTTTAAGCTCATCAAATATAATTTGTTCATCTAATGGTCCGCAAGTGTATACATCTAACTGAAATAATCCTGGATTTGATTCATCCCAACAATGTAATGCTATGTGTGATGTTTCAATGACTACTAATCCTGTTAATCCTCTGTTGCCTTCATCATTTACATAAGCAGTTATAGGTCCTTGACATATAACCATGCCAATTTTTTCTACCAATTGGGTTAACCATTTATGAGCCCATTGAGGACTAGTAGGAGTATTTTTTGTTTCCGCTCTAATTATTAAATGTTTGTGTACTAATGCCATAGCTGTATTTAACTATAATATAAACAACTGTATCAATGCTATTGCATTCATTATTGTAAACCAACTACATAATACAATTACAAAGGCCGCTTTACGTATTACTGCACTAACTACACCCAAGATAGAACCAATAAAATATAATGGTATAAAAATTCTAGTTGCAGGATCTAAAACTGTAAACGTCAGTATGGCACTGGCCGAAATTAAAAATACAGCTTCAACCATTTCACACCAAAATGCCAATGGTGAAAATGTGTAACTATCTTTTATAAATTTTTTAATTTTGTTCATTTGTATCTCCAATATAAGTGCAACTATTCTGTTGCCAGGTCAGTTGCCAACCCCGTTAGCCTAACTAATTAGGCCGCAAGTGCTAGATTTTCATCTGCATTTGTAAATGTGTTCGCATTAACCGAGCTTACATCCGGACAACTCCATTGCTCTTTTAATTACTGTCGATCCTATTTCACCCCCATAAAACTGTTTAACTTAATGGTGGAGGTGGTCGGTACTGCCCCGACGTCCATATAATCTATTTCAACAACTTCAACATTGTGAATATATTATACACGGAATTTAGAAAAATACAAGAAAAATTTAGATAGGAATGGATTTAAGATTGGAAATAGTCTGTGTTGTAGCAATAGCTGAATTAATTAAGTAAGCCATGCATGGATCAGACATCAAACCTTCAAGTAATCCTGCTAGGGCGGCCATTTTTAAAAGTTCTAAAAATTGTCCAAGATACTTCAAGTCATTTTTGATTATGTCAATTAACAGTTTTGCCAAACCAACTATTGCTAATGCCATTGCAAGTACACCAACTATTCCTTTGATCTTGTCCCATATTTCAGCGAGTATTGATCCTGCTTTCATCAATGCTCCCATTATGTCTTCAATGAATGCACAAGGGCCTGAAGATACATTTGGCACATTGGCTAATGCTGTTGATAAAGAGTTTACAGATCTAGCTATACTCAAATAATTTGCTAGACCAGGAACAACAATACCTCCTGGTGAACTTGGCGAAGTTGGTATTCCAACATCACTACCATATAATCCTGTGTTTCCTAAAGTTGACCATGGTGACGCTCCGGCGGCCAATTCATCAATACACATACCACTTTGTCTATTACTCAAATAAGTGATATCTTTTAAAGCACCATTGACATAGTTAATATCTTTTATTTCTGTGTCAGTTAATTTTCTAGATGTTTGTCCGTCACCCAATACTGATCCTGGCACTTCTGCTCTTAGATTCCAATCTGCATTGTCCCAATTATGAGGAAGTTGTGCCTGTTGTTCTGAAACTTTTCCTGCTATGTCTTTTAATTGATCTTCATGTGGGTTTTTGAATCCAGCATAAGCTGAGCAACTTCTTCCCCATGGGTCTGTGTGCCTAATAATATTTAATGCACCACTGTTTAATAAAGATTTTTGTACATCACTGATTGAGCTAGATGATGGTATAATAGTATTTGGAAAATTTAAACTATCTAGATATGCACCTGTTATTGTTTTACCTGTTGCCATTTATTAGTCTCCTGCAAAAACTGTTTCTGATCCTGTTTGGACCGTTGATCCACAAGCAATTGGATCAGTAACTCTACCTATTTGTCTATTTTCAACATACACACTACCAGAACCTGACGATAAAAAACTGTCATGACATACACCTGCACAACAATGGGTTTCCCAAGTATCACTTTGTCTGTGTACTGGTAAATTGTCTACGTGAACACTAGGACTAGCACTATTGTTAGCTCTTGATGGCCAACAACCATGTCCTGTACACGTGTCAGTTAATCTACATACTGCTTTCATAATGTTATTTATGTGGAATTAAATGCTTACAGAATAAAGTATGTAATTCCGGAAATATAAGTTTCCAGTTTTCATTTCTAACTGTATCAAACATTTTATTTTTTTCCATGAACTTGGCTTTTTCTGTATGCTGGTATGGATTGTTTTCTACAAAAAGTATAATTTCAGTAATCATTTGTTTCACTCTTGTATTTTTTATTGTATCTACATTCCAAGCATCTTTTAATGCTTTTGCTATATCTTTCCTAACCACCGTACTCAAACTAGATATACTCATAAACTTTGGACTTTTCACGTATGATATACTTGGAAAATTAACTTTGATATTTTGCTGTAACCAATCAACTAATTCTTTGAGATATAAAACATTGAATATGGAAAGTGTAGTACTTACTGCTAAATCTACATTTTTGTTTTGCTGACTAAAACTGTGCCAGTATTTTACGACCTTCTCCATTGTTTGCCAGTCAGTTCCTGATCTTAAAAAAGAACACTTCTCACCTATAGCATCAATGCTCATAACTAACTCAACTGTTTTAAATGTTTTCAAAGCATCTAAAAATTTTTGTTTTGGTAAGAAGCTAGAATTAGTGAAAACTTCAAGATGAATGTTTTTTGAAAATCCCCATTCACTTAAATTCTGTACATAATTTAAAAAATATTCACTTAACATTGGCTCACCGCCAGTTACCTTAAGTTTTTTTATTTCCGCTGATTGTTCTTTGCTGATGTGTTGTATTGCTTTGTTTAATTGATTCCTAGGATCAAGTAGTGTGTCATCTGGTTCAAGTCCCCAGTGCTCTTGCATATCCGATGAAGATTTGATTTCATTATGAAATCCACTTGATACCCATGGACTACAAGATCTACATTTAAGATTACAAAATCTTCCTGATTCAATCTCTAGAAACTCTAAATTTATTTCAGTTGTTTGTGTTAATTGATTCGCTGATTTGGTACGTAACGATCTTACACCATGTTGATCTTTTTTATAACATCTCCAACAGCCTGCAACTTCTTCGTTGTTTAACATTTTTTTTCTAAATGTTTTCATGTAGTGACTATCATTAAAAATGTCACTCAATGAATTGTTGGCATCAACTTTTGGCCTAGGACCACATCCACTATCTGCATCTATATCAAACGTACAGCAAGGAGTTATGGTTGAATCGGCCGTAACATCCACTGAACGGAAAGGGTAAAAGCAAAAAAATTTATTGTCAACAGTATCCATGTACTGTTATTTAATAGTAATTTCTAACTTTGAATAATGGATGATTTCTCTTCAGGTGTTGGTACTTTAATACTTGAAATTGTTTGAGAGTACTGTGATGATGCTACTGAATTTGCTTTTGTAACTGCAACTATTTGGCTCATCGGTAATACTATTGTATCATCAATGTCCTGCATCATTAAGAACTGACTCATAGCAACACCTTTTGGTGTATGAATTAGCATCAATGGTTTTGAAACTGTAAATGAATCTTCACTAGCTTCAACCACTTTAGTAATAACTTCTTCACTCGATACAAGTTTTAATGTTATGATATCATCTTTTTTATATTTGTTTACGATCATAGTTTAAATCCTTCAAATGTTTTATCGTTTACGTCTTGTTTTACTCCACCAATGATATAACTTTCAACTTCAGTTTCTTGAGGTGCTACTTGTAACCCTGAACTTGACAACCAATGCTGTGTCCATGGTAATGGGTTTTGAGTTACTGGTTGCTCAAATATTGGATCAAATCCTATTGCTTTCAATCTTTTGTTAGCAATAAATTCAACATATCTGTGAAGTAGTTTTTCGTTAAGACCAATTAGTGTTCCATCTTTCATTAAATGCTTCGCCCATGCTTTTTCTTCGTCAACACAATCTTTATACATCTGGATAACATCATCTTTGCATTCTTTTGCAATCTTAACAAAGTCTTTGTCATCACCTTGTTGCCAATTTTTAATGATGTGTGTTGTAAGTGCTAGATGCTGAGACTCGTCTCTAGCAATCAATGAAATTATTTTTGCTGAACCTTCCATAAGTTTAAGTTCACCAAATGCGAATGTACAAGCAAACGAAACATAAAATCGTAAACCTTCTAAAAGATTAACATTTTGTACTGCCATATATAATTGTTTTTTAACATCATACATTGTACCTTTTTTCTTGTATATTAAATCTGTAGCCATCGTACTAAACAAGTCGTAGTGTTTTGTAACTGATACTGCTCTTTTTAAAATTTCTTTATCATCAAGAATAGTATCAAACACTTCACTTGGATCTGGATACACATTTTTCATAATGTGTGTATAAGATCTTGAATGGATTGTTTCAAAGAAATCCCAAGTAATAATACAACCTTCTAATTCAGGATTTGAAACATAAGGTAAAAAAGCCAAACTTGGTCCTCTACCTTGTACACTATCTAATAGTGTTTGATATTTTAAGTTTGCTGTGAATATATGTTTTTGTTCCGGACGGAAGTTGGCATAGTCACCTCTGTCTTTTTGCAAACTAACTTCTTCTGGTCTCCAGAAGTAACCCAGCATTGTTTGATTTAATTTATCAAACTGTGGGTATTTGAATACATCATACCTTTGCACATTTTGGTCCGCACCAAAGAACATTGGCTCTTTAGTGAAATCGATATCGTCTCTGTTGAATACTGTTTTCATGTTACTACTTATTATTATACTTAAATTTCACAAGCTTCGCAAGAAGAATCTTCTGCTGTAAGATCTTCGCTACTTGTTACTTTTTTAGGTTGGGTTTCTACTACTGGATTTTCTGGATCTAAGTCCTGTGCCGCATTTTGTATTGGCTGTACTTCAACTTCTACAGAAGCATCTGTTTTAAAATCGTATGTATTTTGGTAATATGACGTTTTCCAACCCAACTTATAGGTTGTCAATAAGTCTTTAAAAATTACACTCATTGGTACTTCATTGTTATCAAAATGTGTTGGATTGTAAGACCAGTTGCCAGATATGGCTTGATCAAAGAACTTCTGCATAACTGACACAATTTTAATATATCCATCATTGCTTGGCATATCCCAAAGTAATGTGTAAAAGTTCTTTAACTTTCCATAATCAGGAACAATTTGTTTCAATGGTCCTTTTTTACTCTTTTTAACTGATAAAAATCCACGTGGTGGCTCAATTCCATTGGTTGCGTTACTAACAACAGAAGAACTTTCTGATGGCATCTGTGCTGACAATGTTGAGTTTCTCATTCCGTGTTCAGCAATTTCTTTTCTCAGTTTTTCCCACTTCATTTTTAATTTTGTAGAGCATACTTCGTCTAGGTCTTCTTTGTAATGATCTATTGGTAACTCACCTAATGAATATTTTGTTCTATCAAAATATTCACATTTACCTTTTTCTTTAGCAAGATTCATTGACGCTTGAATTAAGTTAAACTGAAATGCTTCAGATAATTCATGAACATATTTTAATGCTTCTTTATCATTATAACCAACTTGCTTTTTAGCTAGATAGTGTGCTAGTCCAATATATCCTACACCTAACGAACGTCTTGCTTTTGTACTGATTTCTGCCGCTTTGATTGGATACTTTTGATAATCAATAATTTCATCCAAAGCTCTAACAGCCAAGTCACATAATTCTTCTAATTCATCTAAGTCTTTTAATGTACCAACGTTGATAGCAGAAAGAATACACAATGCAATCTCTCCATCACCATCAATATGTTGAATTGGTGCAGTTGGTAATGTAATTTCTTGACATAAATTTGACATAGAAACTTTATCTAAGAATGAACTATGTGTGTTTACATGATCAATATTCATAATGTAGATTCTGCCTGTCTCAGCTCTTTCTTTCAACAAGTTGTTAAACAACTCAGAGGCTGGTATTTCTTTTCTCGGTACTGATGAATCTTTTTCAAAATCTTTGTACATCTTATCAAATTTTGGTGTACCAAATGCATCAAATAAACCAGGAACATCATGTGGTGAGAATAAACTGATTATTTCATTTTTAATAAATCTTTCATAAAATAATTTAGAAAGCTGAATTGAATAATCTAATTTTCTTACTCTGTTGTCTTCTGTACCTTTGTTATTTTTTAGTACAATAATATCTTCAATCTCTTGATGCCAAATTGGAAAGTGTACTGTAGCACAACCACCACGTACTCCATTTTGTGTACAACTTCTAACAGTTGCTTCAAACTTTTTAAGGAATGGTACAACACCAGTGTGTGCAATTTCACCTCCACGTATTTTAGAATTAAGTCCTCTAATACGTCCTGCGTTAATTCCAATACCAGCTCGTTGTGCCGTGTATTTTCCTATTGCCATGTCTGATGCAAAAATTGAATCTAATGTATCATCACTATCAACTAGAACACAAGAAGCAAATTGTCTTACTGGTGTTCTTACTCCAGCCATTACAGGAGTAGGTATGTTTATTTTAAACATAGAGATAGCATTGTAATATTTTTTAACAATTTGTAATCTTTGTTGTGTTGGATAATCTGCAAACAATGTTGCCGCGATCATCATGTACATATATTGTGGTGTTTCGTAGATGGAGGTAGAGCTTCTATCTTGTACAAGATACTTGTCCACAACTTGTCTTAAACCTGCATACGTAAAATTTAAATCTCTATCATGCTTGATATATGAATCTAATCTCTTCCATTCATCGTCTGAATATTTTGATAAGATAGATTGATCATATACTCCACGTTCAACATTGGTTCCAACAAAAAATCTCAAAGGCATATGAGCCTCTGCCGCGGTATGTTTTCCAAATACGTGTTTACGTAGAGAATATAATAATAGTCTTGCCGCAACATATTGATAGTTTGGTGTGTCTAGCGATATCAAATCATTTGCTGACCTAATTAATATGTTTTGAATTTCTACCGTTGTCATTTTGTTTGTGAACTGTAAACCCGAATTCATTTCAACTTCTGATGCTGACGTGCCAGATAATCCATCACAGGCCGCTTCTGTCATTTTATGTATTTTGTTTAGGTCTAATGGTTCTGTGTGACCGTCTCTTTTTACGATCAATAATTCTTGTTCTGTTGTCATCTCTACTCCGAAGTCATATTTTGTTTTTTGTTTTAGTTGTTCTCTTAACATTCATTAATAGTAAGAGATAAATCGCAAATTGTCAACATTAAAAAAGTATTTTTCTGTCGTAATGTGGACAACTATGTAAAGTTGTATTTATTTTAGAAGTGCTAAGATGTTAACCAACGTTTTAATAGATAGGACATATTACAGTCAGTGGTTGTATCGCTGTTTCCGTACTGTAAAGCCATGTTTCCACCGCTTACTGCTGGTGTAGTAAATGTAATTTTTGACGTATCTGCTGTTTCAGTCCTGTCATCAACATAATGCACATTAGATCCATCGGAAATAATTTGTAATCTACCAACTGCATAAGCTGATCCAAACTTTAATGAGTAATCTAACGATATAGTATTAACATCAGCCACTTTAAATGTAAAAACATTTGCTGATGTATTTTTAACTAAAGTAGTTTTTAATAATGCATTGTCACCAATGTACTGATTAGCGTCAAATTCTGGTCTTGAATCTTGTGTATAAATTTTAATATTACTTGCAACTGATACAGACGGCGTTCCAAGTGCTTTGTTTAAAAAAGTTGATAATATTTTTGCCTGACCTGGTGAGTCCATTGTTGATAATAATGTTCCATCAATTGAAATTTGTCTTGAAGCAAAACCAAGCTGACTAATATTACCTAAAATATTTAGACTTGCATTAATATTTGAAGTATCAATTAATCCTAATGCATCTAAAGCCGTTTTAACCTGTGTCTGTGTATATCCTGAATTTGCTGTATCAACAAAACCTGTTCCTGTTGTTAAATCAATATACAACATATTTGTCGCTGACGTTTGTACTGTATCCAAATTTGGAAGTGCTGTTTCAATGGCTGTAACAATTTCTGAAACTTTCCATTTTGAAACTACTATTGTGGAATTATTTTCTGGTACAGCACCTGATATAAATGTAATTAAAATTCCTGATCCAACTGATATACTGTATTGAGAACTTTCAACTGTGGTAGGTCTATTATTGATATCAAATTTTGTAACTACAATGTCATCAGCATTAATAGGTGTTGTCTTACTTGCTGGCTTAGACATTAAACTACCGTTTAGTGTTGTTGAACTTGCAGTTGTACCATCTCCTTTAAATGAATCAGTATTTGCAAGTTTGAACATCACTAATCTAGTATCAATCAATGATTGTGTCTGTGTTTGTGCGTTTAAAAAAGAATCAACCTGAACCATTCTATTACGTTCATCTTGATTTCCAGTACCAATATATAGTTCTCGTGTGTCTAGAGCTAAACCTATCTCACCTTCTGCTAAAGGTTCTGGTAGATCTGTTCTATTACCTCTACGATTTTTTAATCTAACATAAGTTGTTGCCATAATCTCTATTCCTAAATATATTACTATTTAGTTGCGTTATAGTATTGTTCTACTTTGTTTAACCAAATATCTGTATAGTGCTTAAATTCGCTTTGTTCTACAACAAACTCCTGGTATTTTCCAGAGTGTGATACAATAAAGATTAAACCCGTGTTTATATCTGTTCCATAAACTTCATTGTGTGCTAGGGCATAAGCGGCACATTGAACAAAATAATCTTCAATCCATTCTCGCTTTTTAATCTGTCTAGATGTTTTAAAATCTCCTATAGCACCCTTGCCTTTGTACTGACAAACCATATCAGCCGTTCCGGCATAAAGTCCAGGAAAACATAATCCTTGTTCAATAGCCCAAACTTGCTCTACCTCTTTCATGCCTTGTTCAATAATTACATCACTTAATTCTTTTGCTTGTTTGTAAATTAAATTATTACCAGCTGGTCTTTCAGTTCCTTCAATATAACATTCTAAATGTTTGTGAGTTATTGTACCTAAGTTTGCTGACTCGGTTACTATACGTTGTGCTTCAGCATTACCAACTCTTTTTTTCCAGTTGTTAATTGCTGTCATGTCTTTGCCATGAGATAATATTGTGGTTACCGACGGAACTGCTTGTCCATTACCGTCTAGGTAATGACGCTTGCCTTCTATGGTTTTACGTTTTAAATGTGAATAGTTGAATTTATCTATTAGTAATGTCAAAATTAAAGATCTCTATCAATGGTTTTCTTTGCAAGTTTATTAACTTTCTTTTCATTATCCATTGTAGCATCTTTAGAGTGTTGTGTCAAACTATTACTTGTATTTAGGACAACCTTTTGTCCATTAACACTTTTAACAATTTTTAAGTCTTTTAGTAAATCTCTTATAGAATTGGCTGTAACATTAAATCCTTCTTGCTTACCATTTAACTGTTTTACCAATTTATCAGTTTCAATTTCTGATTGTCCATTAGCTACCAAAGTTATTAGCAAATTCATTACTTCTGATTTGATTTGTGTAAGGTAACTTTCAGCGATCTCTTGCTGATTAAGTACTTCCGACAATTTCATGGTTTACTCTTTTCTGGCTCTACCTAATGGCTCGTCAGCTGGTCCTGAAGCTGAATCATCACCATCAGTTGAAGCATCACTGTCTGATTTAATTTCATCTTCTAAGTCACCACCTAATTCATCTTCTAGGTCAGGTGTTTCGTCACTCATGTTTGATGAAGCTGGTGCTTCGCCTTGAAGTTTTAATACTTCGTTGTTTACAGCATCTTTTGTTTCTTTAGCAACTTGTAATAAGTTATCTAATGATGCTGAAACTGAATCTCTAAAAGCAACTGCTTGGTCCATACCAAATTCATTTGCCATTTGATCAACAATCGCCGCCAAGTCTTCATTTTGCATTTTGCTAACTTTCTCAATCATGCTTTGTACTTCTTCTGGCATTTGTTGAGATGCTAAAACTGTTTGTGCTTGTTCTAGCTCTGCTGTATCTTCAGTAACTTCTTCTTTGTCACCTTGTTTTTTAGCAATCGCTTTTTGTAATCCGGCTGGTAATTTTTTTTGTGCCGCTGTTAATTCTTCGTTAGTTTTTTCTTTATCACTAACTGCTTTTTTCATTGGCTCAGTTTTGTTACCATCTTTGTCTAAATCTAAAAAGTCTGGTTTTGCCGCTTCAGTAGTTTCTGTACTACCTACTGGGCTGTCTTGTCCTGCATCGTTGCTATTAGCAGATGGAATATCTTTATCGTCAATATGACTAATCATTAAAACTACTGCTTCTGAAAGCAATAAATTTTTTGCATATTGTGGATTTTCATGATATGTATTAAAAGGCAAAGATCTTTTTAGTGACTCACGTTGAGCATCTAAATCTACTTTGGCTTTATAAAGTTCTGCTAGTGATACATTGTCGTACACTTTGAAGCCATAAGTTTCATCTAACCAACGGCTAACACGTTCAATACGACTTTCATACTTGGATTGTAGATCATTTAATTTCATAACACTTTTATTTAGTCTTTTAATTGATTAATTTCATCTTTGTATCTGTCATTGATACTATTTCTTAGATCAGTACAACGGGTTTTAACCTCTTCAAATACTATTTTAGCCTCATTATGAGCTGTTTCATCATCTGATAGTTGTCTCATTTCTTGTTTTTTCTTATATATTTCAGCTATTAAATCTACATATTTTGTATGCTCAGCGAGTATATCTTGTATTTGTGCGTGATCCATATTCATACCTGTTGATAGTCTATGTGTGATCATATATGCTGTTTCATATAATCTTAAACCAGTAACATACTCGTCACGTGATACGTAATCAAGTACATCAAATGTCTTTTTTGGACCATGCTGTATTTTGATGAAAAACTTGCCTATTTGTACACCTTCTTTGGTTTTACGTGTGTGTCTTGCTGTTTGAAATTCTTTATCATGGACATTTCTAATAATAGTTCTGATCTCAGCCATTTGTTCTTTGGCTTTACCTTTAGTTTTTTTAAATCTCTGTAATTGATTTTCAATATGGTCTAAATAATCAGAAGGTATTTTAGTGTATTTGTGTAATATTCTGATTAGTCTAAAATGTTCAATACAGTCCGTAATTGTAGGAAAGTCTTGATAACTTCTATCCTTGCTTTTTTTTGCAAGTTGTTTTCTATCATCTTCTCGTGTCATATTTGCCATCGTAAAGTTTTAAGTATAGCTTTATATTATTACATTTTAACAAAAAGAGCAAGTCTTTTTTATCTTCTTCTTAATGATTTATTCATAGCGGCTACTCTTCTAGACGCTGGATTGAATCTTTTTGTAAATTTAATTTTTCTTGTTAGTCTTGCACCCATTCTACTTCTTAATTTTTTCATTTGAAAACGTTTTTTAATATCTAGTGGTGCTGAACATACTGATGGATTGGACACTATTCTGCCCTTTTTTCTACCAAAAGTACAACGATATTTTCGTACTACTTCTCTACCTTTTTTGCCATAAACAATTTTGGCTTCTTGTACTGGAAAAATATCACTAATAAGCATTATCTTTTTCCTAACTTTATAGGTGCAGTTCTTCTTCTTGACTTAACTTGTTTGTTTAAGCCTTTAACAATCTTTGATATAGGATTATATTTTTTTGTAAATGATGCTCTTTTACCCTGAATAGTTGATTTACCCGCTCTTGTTGTTTTCATTGTTTGACGTTTTTTAATGTTAATAGGTGCTGTACACGTTTCAGGATTAGCTACTATTCTTCCTTTACGTGGGCCAGCCGCACAACGAAATCTCTTTTTGACTGTGTTTTTATACTTGCCAAAAATTTGCGGAGTTCCTTCAAATATTTCATTAATTAACATATATTATCCTAATGTCTGTATAATTGCTGGGCCAAACATTGTTGACACATACATTGTTAGCATTGTAAAGAACATGGTTCCTGCTGTCCAAAGGATTATTTTTTGTACTTTATCAAATCCTTTTTCCATTTGGGCTTCCATTTTTTCCATTCGTGCATCTACACGATCAAATCTATTACTAATTTCTTCATGACGCTCACGTGATAAAGCCACGTGTACTTGTAAGCTATCTGATTCAATATCGTTTGTTGGTGTTGCCATTTTTAATTTTGCCTCTGGTTTTTGCTCCATTCTACTGCTCCTTTGTAATCTTAGTATTTGTATTTAACCCTTTTGTTATAATAGTGTTATCAAACAAAACTACCTCATTTAAACGTTCTTTAAGCACACCTACAGGATCGTTATTAAGAGCAAATAGGTCTTTTTGTTCTACTCCAAATTTAAATGTATATCCATTAGATGTTTTTTCTGGTTTAGTAAAAAACAGTATTTTTTCATATATTGATATTAGCTGACGTATATGATCAAAGTCTTTTTCTTGATCACTTTCTGTTTCTTCATTGTTATACTCTAATTCAATATCAGTGGTAATACAATATATTTCAATTGTGTCTGCTATCTTAACATATGAATTTTTAGTAGGATTCAAAGTATACATTATTTGACTAGAGCACCTTTAGCCACACTTTTTCTAATTTTTTGCTGTGGTCTAACTTTATCTTTTAAAGCTCTTTCTCTCCCCATATCTCTTAATGCTTGATGTAATTCGCTTCTTGGTGCGTATGCTTGAATAAAATGCATTGTAGAATGTACTGCATTATTTTTATCTTTGGTTTTCATATAAGGAAAATCAACTGCCCAACGTCTTAACTTTTTAAGTTCGCTTGAAGTTATTTTAAGTTGTCTTTCTAATTTTAACAAAATTCTTACTGATAAATCTGGTTTAATCATTCCGCCGGCAATATAATATAAAAACTCTTTAATCAAAATATCATTTGATTGTAATCTATCAACAAATGTTCTGCTTGATTTTTCTTTATCGAATTGTATAATACTACCACTACCAATTAAACTATGTACTAACAAATATAAATCAGTGCCATTAGTTCTAAAATAATCAAAGTTATTGTAGCTCAAAGTTCTTCTAGCATAAACTTGAGATATGTTTTTATATTTGTATTCTTCACTTAATATCAATAATGCTATACAATAACTATAAACCAATTCACTCACTTGTGGTGCTGAAAACTGTCCAATGTCTTGTCTTGATCTAAATGCTCTACTTTCAGTTAAGTCATTAACTAAACTTAACTCATATTCTTCTTTTGCAAAATTCTTTCTACTAAAATCTAATCTATCAACCACTTTGATTGCACTACCAATTCTATCAACTGCTACAAAGCCTTCTTGATCTCTAACTACATACTCGTCTCCTTCTTGATCAAAAGCATCTATCTGTTTGATATTTTTTAGCTTCTGATACAAAGTATTTTTAATTGCTGTAAGTTTTAACCAAGCACTATACCATGATTCAATTTGTGATTTATTACTTTGCCAATACAGTTTCCATTGTTCCAGGTCAGCTAATCTACGTTGGCCTGCTGTTCCTTCTCTACCTGTTTTCAATTTAGCAATAGCCTTTTCAACTCTTTGTTCGTAGTCTACTGCAAAGTTATTAAAAAACTGTTTTGGGTTTTGTGTAATCTCTCCTGCTCTAATCATATTATTATGATTAGCATGAACTAATTGTTTAAAATCTTTTCCTACTTCTTTTGCTTCTAACCAATCAAATATATTTCCTGCGGAATTAATATATTTTTCTGCATCGTTGATAGCATTTGTAACAGCTTGATATTCACCTGCTGTTAAATTTACAATACCAGTGTAGTCCTTGATATAAGCATCATCATACCATACATCATCTGTTTTGTTCAACCCAGCTATGTCAACATCAAAACTTGCTGTCATTGATTCCAACTCACTGCCACTATACGATGTATGAAACACTATTCCAATTTTTGCTCTTTGCATTTTTTCTGCTAGTTCATTATGCTGTGGAACTGCATACGTTATTGTATTTGGTTTAAATGATATGTAAGGTTGTCCTTTATAATTTACTGGCTTTAAATCGCCTTGTGTAAACATTAAGTCTCCTTGTAATACATTTTTAATACCTAATTTAGACAAGTGTGTAAATGCTATTAGCAATTTATTACGTAAACCTGCTTTGCTTACTTCTTCACCATTCCTAGTAGTATCCTGATGATTGTTTTCAATGTCTTCTCTTGATTTATTAAGTTTAGGATCTTTATTAAACACACCTTTAGTACCTACAAAAAACTTGCCATCGCTGGGATCTGTTCCACAAAATATTGCCGGTGACCCGTCCCATTTAATAGTAAGATTAAATTTTTTAGGACTTGATGACTTTGCTACTTGTGAAAGATTTCTTAAAAACTCAACTGCTTTTAAGGCTCCTGCTTTACCTTGGAATAAGGCTAAATCTTCAAGGTGTGTAAGATGAAGATTCGTGTTTTCATTAATATTAGTGAGATCATTTACTTTCATCTGATTCGTTTAACTTCTTAATACCTCGTTCAAATTTTTTCGGGTCTTGTGTCTTAATACTATTAACAAATCTTTTAATTAAATCGTCTGCTACTGATTCATCATATGTTTCATATATCATTTTAGTAAGATTAATAGCTGACGCTATCACGTGATTTGCTCGTGATTCCATAACATTGTTCACATCTGTCTGTGGAACAACTCTGCTAATTTCTTGTAATATTGAACGTGTATGTTTTTTCATAGTATCCTCTTCAAATATTTATTAAAGATTTTATGCCCATTTACATACATTTATACGATTATTCTAATTCTTCAAAGTTTTGACGCTGACTTTTTAATAAATCTCGCAAACTTTTAGCATTTTCGGTCTTTTCTGCTACCACACTACCTTCTGATTTTTCAGAAACTGTTGATGTTCTTTTACGTATCGATGCTGTTAATACGTCTGATGATGTCGGTAGTATGTTATCATCATCTTCATTTAAGTCTGTAATTCTTAATTTGTCAATGTCAAATGCTAAATCAACCTTTGCACCAACGCCACCCGATGACCTTGTTTTAATCAACTGTATTTGATATCTGCCACGTTCACGCATAGCTCTACTTGTAAAGATACCTATCACGTTATCTGCTGTATTGATTTTACTAATACCACCTGCAATATGACTCATGTCATATTCTACTTCTTCTACTGCACCTCTGTTTAACTGCGATGCTGTTACTAATACACAATGTTGTTCTACAGCAAAATTTCTTAGTTCTTCAGATATATATTTGTCTTTGATAAACATCTCAGATGGAGATATCTTTTTATTGTTAGGCATCATCAAGTCTAAATAATCTACCAGTATAACATCAGGTGCTACACCTTTATTAATTGTATATTCTTTTACATACGTTCTTAAATCATTCGTAGTTCCGCCTGATCCCATGTATTTGACTTGAAACTTCCCAGCAGTTTTTGATTGTAGTTTAACTGCCAAATCTACATCATCAATCTTTTTAAATATTTCGTTTGTTGGTATACCAGTTGTCATTGCATCTATTCTCATAGATGATAATTCTTCACTTAATTCAAATGTAAAATATAAAACATTAAATCCTTTTTGCACCCAATTTAATGCTAGATTTTGTAAAAATAAACTCTTACCAGAACCTGATGTTCCTGCAAATATATTAAGTTCACCTTTGTTGAAACCACCATATAGTTTTCTATCTAAACCTGCCCAGCCTGTACTCATTGTACCATTGTTGTCTTTGAGTGCTAATAATCTTTTCTTTGGATCATCAAAATAATCAGTACCTAAATCTTTTGTCAAACCAATACGTACTGCCTCTTTGATCATTTCTTCGACAGGTCCGTATTCACCTTTTTCTAATAAGTCTGTTGAATCAATGATTGCTTTTTCCAATGCCTTGTGTCTGCAAAATACTTCAAACTCATCTAAGAACCATTGCTTTTGTGTGTCATCAATATTTGGCACTAATGATAATTCGAGATCAGTCTTTGCTTTAACCTGCTCCAACGTTGGTAATTTTTTGTATTTTTCACAATACTCAATAATCATTGCTACTACATCAAAGTATTGTTTATTGAAATATCTTCCGTCAATGATATTTCTTACCCTAGCATACAGTTCTGAATCTGTAACTAGAAATTCTAAGAATAGTTTTTGTAAATCATTTGTATATACTGATGGCATTGTTATATTATACTTTCATTTTTTTCATTTTGCAAGTACTTCCAGCTAATTGGAAAACTTGTTTTGCAATAATCATTGATCATATTAGCCACTTGTTGTGTTTCTAATTGGGTATCTTTAGCACATCTTAATTGGCATACTCTAGCAAATGCATATAAAGTTCCACTCCAATACCATTCAGTCATCATTGATTGTGGTAGTACCATTCTTGCCATTTCAGGTGCTACTCCTTTATCAATCATTGTGTTGTATAGTATTAAACAACTTTCCATTGTTGTTTCTAAATTGTAATCAACAGTTTCTCCTAAATCGACTGTACCGTCACTACCTTGTTTACTATCAACTGGTCTTCCTCTCCATGCATCTGGTTTGTATAATTCAGGTGGAAAGTCAACATACCTTCTGCTGATTTCATTCCAGCTCAATCCAACTTGATGTTTAACTAATTGTCTAGCAACAAATACCGGTGCTTTAATCCTAAATTGTAAACTACAATGAGCAAATGGTGACCAATGATTGTGTGTTGCAAGAAACTTTATTAATTTCTCATCTGATAAGTCAAATTCAGTTTTGTTCTTACCATAACTAACCCTTGCGGCATTTACTACCGTAAGATCTGATCCCATTTTATCAATTAGTTCTACGTTCAATTTATTCTCCTAATATGTTGATACGATTTTATCTGCAATACCAAATTTAACTGCTTCTTTGGCACTTAACCATCTATCTTCAGGTGGTAGTAAAATATCTCTAACTTTCTTTTCACTTAATCCTGTGCATTTCTTATAGTGGTCAATCATTCTTGCTGTACTCAATTCAAATTCACGTACTCTAGCAAATAATTCATGTTCTTTACCTACACTACCCCAACTGTATTGATGTGATAATATTGATGTGTTAGGTGTTATTACACGTTTGCCTTTTGCACCACTCATAAACGTTAATAATCCACAACTTGCAATCATACCAAGTCCTACTGTTTTTACAGGTATGGCTGATCCTTTCATTGTGTCAATCAATGCAAATGCCGAATGTACTTGTCCACCAGGTGAATTAATTACTAATGTTAATTCTTTTGGTCTTTGTGAGTTTGGTAGTAAGTTTTTTTCAATAATAGTATTGATTACTGGTTTTGTAGTATTACTATCAAATCCATCACTAAAATACATTATACCAGATTCATACATTAACATCCCTGGTTGTAAAGGCGGTTGCTGTGGTTGTTTACTTTGTTTTTTTGATGTTTCTTTTGGTTCTTTGATATTCATTTTTATTTCTTTCCTAGTCGTTTTAATACTTCAATTTTTGCTGTATTATTTTCAGCTGATTGAATAATTGATTTTAATGTATATACTTGTCCGTACTCTTTTACTGCATCAGCAGTATCTTTAATGTTGTCTTCCCAATCAGGAAAACTAACCATCCAGTTATTTTCTAGTGCAACATCAATAAGGTTTGTTCCTGCTTTATCTCTATCAGGGCAAACAATTACAGTATTACCAATACCATTAATTAAGTCAATTTGTGGTTGAGTTAATTTATTTCCTAGTGATGATACAGCATTAATTGATAATGCATCTAACACACCTTCAACTATCACTGTATATTTTCTTTCTTTAAATAAGTTATCCATGTTATACATATAACCTGGCTGTACCGAAGAATAATATTTTGGTACATTTTCATATTCTTTAATTAGTCTGCTTGTATATCCTACAACTTTGTTATTAAAGTAAAATGGTAAGATAAATCTTTCGTTAATTTTCATATATGGATCCGGTGACCAATATAGTCCTTTAAAAAGATCTAGTTTTCTATCCATGATATATTTGTAAACAAACAATGCTTCAGCTGGTGGATTCTTTTGGTTAAGAACGTGTTCAAAAGGAATAGCATCTTTTGGTAATTTTTGTTCTTTAAAATCTAATGTCCACTTATCAGCTTTCTGTACTTGAAAGTCATCATCTTTTTCTTTCATTGCTTGTAACTGTAACTCTTTAATCTTTTGATCTGGTACACCAATACCTAGTAATAGCTCACGTATCCTTTTACTTAACAGTCTACCAGGTGTATAAGATGCTTTGTATCCACAATTAAAACAATGATAACTTATGATTTCTGAATATTTAAATCCACCACGTTTTCTTTTGTCAGTACACATTGGACAATCTAAAGACATCCATCCAGAAGGAGTCTTTTTTGCTCGAGCGCCTATATGCGAAATTATTACAGTTTGTAAATCCATTATTAGTATTATATGACAAAAATACTAAAAGGTCAATTAAACTTTAAGGATCATTCCACTATAACCTTTTAGGTTAAGTTTGTATGGATTTTTGGTTCCATGAAGTATTGCATCTGCTATTGATAAACATATATCATTAAAATTAACTCTATAGTTGTCTGCAAATTTCCATAAGTTTTCTACTTTTTCCGGATACATTTTTAATAACTCATATGTATCACCAACATTTCTTTTGTGATTAGCCAATCCTTCGGCTATCAAAGTAGATCCTAATTTAGTAATACTTGCAGGAATATAGTGAACATTTTTTTCTTTCATTATAACATAAGCATCTTCTCCGGAACTAAAATGATCATAGTCACTATCATTAAAACCAATTATAGCAACTGGTTGTTTAGCTGAAAGAAACTTTGCTAACTCCGGTGTTATATATTGATCCGTAACTACCATGCAATCGTCAGTCGGTTCACTTATCATTTGAAAAGACCAATATTTTAACATGGCTTCTAATGGTGCCGGATCATGATTTTGAAAGTTTAAATAAATCTTATGAACATCTTTTATTCTACGAGTGGCATTAATTGTATAAGTTAATGTTGTTAAATCTCCCTCATATGAATTACAAGTTTCATCCCAAATTACATCTGAAGCGGCAACGTTTGTGGAAAACTTAAAAAATTCTTCGTTGTTAAGTGTGGTTGTTGGATACATTCTTAACTTCTGAAATCTTATGTAGTGTTTTAATTGTTGGTACAATCTTTTTTCCACAGCATGACCTTTGCCGCACTTGGAAAAGTCTTTTGCATAACAAAAAGTTTTAGCATGAAAATTTAATCCAGATAACACAATTTTTGCCCATTCCGTATAACAAGCATTTAATGATTTTATCTCAAAATCAGCTTCATCAATAAATGGTAAAATTATCGTACGAACTATTTCTTGTTTGTCTTTGTCTCTGTTATATTCATTAACAATGTAAACTTGTTTGTCGGCCACGTTCAAATTTTTATGGACCAATGGAAAATGATCTGACACTTTAATTCCTTAGTAACATTTTGTCAAAAGTACCTGAATTACCCGAACCTGCTTTATATCTTACTCTTATATGTCTACAAGATGATTGAAAGAAAAATGGAGTTGGGCCTGTATGAGCTGTCATAGTTATGTCATTGATACCCATACCAACTACATCAATTGGAAACCAATGTGAATCTGAATTGCTAGGTGTGTCATCTAAATTACCTTCAATTCTTACATTTCCGGTAAAGTTAGTTGAGTATAAAGAAATAGTATGATTCCTAGCAGTCAAATTACGCTCTGATGCTCCTGACAAATTATCGCTGTAATAGAATGTATTACGTAACGTAAATGCCGTTGTGTTTTGTGTTGGTCTAGCTTTTGGTATTGCACCATCAATGATTTCTAGTGTGCCTGTGATTTGGCCGGCTCTATCTGTGTATATTACTGACTGAGTTTTTGTTGCATCTTCAACGTATGCTGTGAAGTTGTAAAAACCATCAGCTACTTCATACAATTCAGTTGCTGTAAAACTAACAGAAGCAGTACCGTTTATGGCACTATCAATATCCATTGTTTTAGCAAATATAGTTTCCTTTGATTCAATATCTTGAACTCTGAAATAAACTGTATCACCTGTTAAATCATACTTGTTACGGTCTTGATCTAAAAAGGCAAAATTTAGCTTGTTATCTAAGCCGTGATATAGTAAAATGTTTTTATCGTACATAGTCATATTACTATTTACTTGAGATGACACATTTAGCTGGTGTTGTTCAGCGAAGATATATAATGTATAAGTACTAGACATATAGATATTTATGGAAAAAATGGATTACGCAGATTTAAAAGAAAAATTCCCGTTCTTAAGCTGTATACGGCACGGTTTGAATGAGTATGTAGGAATCATACAAAATCAAGACCAATACGTTACAACAATGTACATTTACGACAGAATACCCACTCAATCACTGAAAGAAAAGTTCCTAGAACTGGGAGAAATGTGGTGGTGGGAATCAAATAGGACTATTCCCATCAATATTTTCCTCAACAAAGAGTTTGACAGTTTCAAAGATCAAATAAAAACATTCACTACCAAAGACGTTGAAATTATATTTGGTGTAGCCACTAGCTTAAACAATGTGATGAAAAAAAGAATAATTAGAAGAAATATTTCACTAGTAAAAAAAACTACTAATTAAAGACCTACAAACAAATTAGCCAACAATAACAATATACTAGATGTATATACAGCCGATACATAGTTGAAGCAATTTCGTTTAAAGTGTTTACGCATACTTGTAATTATCCATATAGTAAATTTTATACAGCATCTTCACAGATTAAATTCATTTGTACTACTATTGCATGAGCATAAGCCACTGCATGAGCTTTCTTAAAGTAGTAACTGCCGTCTGTTGGTTTGTTCCAAACATTAGATTCAATCTCTTGCCAATTTTGTTTTAACAGATATCTTTTTGCTGGTCTTATCACTGCCAATACCATTGCCAATTGTTCTATTGTTTTTGGCTTCATTGTTTTTAAAATGGAACTGTGATCTCCTACGTGAAATAATAGTTTGCTGAAATCTTCTTGTTCTAGTAATTCCCATAATGGCTCCTGTGATACCAGTTTGTCTAGATGTTGTTCATCTTTAACATCTTTGTAAAGAGAGACATTTAAAATATCTAATTTAAAATATCCTCTTTCTTCTGCTTCTTTGTATTCAATATTAGAAACTTTAGCCAACGGATTAACTGGAATATCAGTAAAGTAAACACCTGTATTGTGTTTCTTCATTCTATCCTTATCTTTGATCCCAGCTGGGATATGTTTCAAGTGTTTTAATACCTGTTCTCTATCTGCTGTATCAATGTCTATATCAGTTTTAGCTATTTTCATATCTTGATTTTACTAATATCTTTCAGTTGTTTTTTATTACTATTCACTTGTTCTTCAATTCTGTTTTTCAAAGAGCCCATGTATATTTCAATCATTTTAACTCTTTTTCCCAAACTTTCCATTTCACTTAATGCATTTTGAATAAGTGTTTTGTTTTTATCAAATATTTCTTTATCAGATACCTTGACCAATACCTGTAATTTTCCCCACTCTTCAATCAAGTGTTTTCTTTCAGTTTCTGACAAAGTCATTGCAGTAGCTATAGAGTTCAAATCTGATATTTCTTGTTTGCTCAATTTTGTCATTATATAAATGATGCTTTTGTAATTTCTACTACAAAAGATACATCCTCCTTGCTTTGGTTAAATCTACTAGCCCACTGTCCTGGTGAAACATAATCTTCTATCATAATCATTTCTTGTGGTGTCAATGATTCTAAAAATTGTAACCCAGAATTTGAATTATACAATACCCATGGTGATATTTTACCAGATCTAATTAAATGTATAGTTCTTGGTTTGGAACATTTTGTAAAAAATGTATTCCATGGCATATGGTTTTGTTCACCCCATGACTTCATTGTGAGTATCGTTCTTTCAACTGCTCTATCAGCCGACTCTCTTACAGCATACTCTTTGATATATTCTTCGTATACTGTGTCAGTTGACCATCTGTCAACTCTAACTCTGTTTTTTAATAACCATTCAACATAGTTTTCAATTGAAGACACATACACATCAGAAAGATAATTTGCAAACTTTACAAATGCAGTATAATATTTGCTAGTCATAAAGTCTTCATAATTTCTTTCAGTTTTCATAGTTGAAGAAGTTATTCTCCAAAAGTGCTGATAACACCTAAAAGCCAATTGAACGTTTTTATCATTTCTATTTGTCCAACGTCTTTTTGGTTCACACATATGAGCAATCAATGTATGCTCTGAACTAAATGTTTTGTTGCAGAATTTACAAGTAAACGTCATTACCACCACCCCATTAAATGGCCATTGCCAAGTATAATCATTAAACAAGTGACAATATGCAATATTACCCAAAATGTTCTAATGATTAAAACTTGTCTGTCATAATCTTTAGTTTTATCATCTGAGAATGATCCTAATGCATACTGCCATATTTTTAGTAAACTTTTCATAATTTTTCTATATACTTTTTTAATTCTTTGTCTTGCACATCTTTTGGTATTTCATTCTTGTAAAATATTTTATAACTATCACTGCCATACTTGCCTATTCCGTATAAGTCAGATGCTTCTTTTCCATTCCAACTCAAGAAGTCTACACTCATACCTCTTAATCTCTTAGCCCTAACTTTCCACATACCAAGTGGCTTCAATATTCTTTGTTGTGTTTTTACTCTGCCACGTATAAATTTTACAGCATTTGGATATCTTTTGAATAACTCTGGCAACACCTGTTTAACTTGTTTTCTATAAGTTTGATTAAGGCATATGACACCAACCATGTGTTGCCATTTGCTTTTGACTTGTTGTTGTACCATTAAATGTTCTACCATAACTTAAATCTTTCTAGCTTTTTTAATAGTTCTTTTATGGGTTTATAAACCGTCCATATTTCTTCAATATGGCTATCAAGTTTCTTTTCCAACTTGTCTAACTTCTTCTCAATTCTGTCTAATTGTTTTTTATCGATCATTTTATCAACTTAATGTCTTTATCTGAATAGCCAGCATCTTTGGCTAATTGTGAAATTTCTTTTTTTGTTAATGTGGATTTCAATAACTGTAGTTCATCGTTTTTTGCATTTGGATAAACTTCTGATAGAAATTCTTCTACTTTTCCTTTTTTACGTTTGTTTCCTTTAGGTGCTTTGATCCATGGATGAAACATTTTCTTTCCTGATCCACATAAGCATAATAACTTCCAAAATAACCTACTAGTATCATGATGTTTCTGTAACGTAGAAAAGTCTCTATTACAGAATTCATTGATATTTTCAATATATGATTCTTGTAAATATTTGTTTCCTTTGATACTTGATACAAAACGCATAGCTACATATGGTGAAAATGACTTTTTTTCTTCTTCATCTAAACTGTCATACCAATCCATATTACCAATATCGATATTGTATAGCATTTGATTTAGGTTTAATTGTTTTTTTGCCATTAAAAGAAAGATCCTACATCCATTGTATCTGGTAATTGATTAATATCTTTTGCAAAATACAAACAGTCTGGATTTTCTCCTTCACCTAGTGGAACAGCAATAATATGTCCAAATTTAAGTTTTGGAAAATACCATTTAACCTCTTGAAATACATTTACTACTTTTATTTCTGCTGAATTTATTAGTCCTGTTGTTAATGGGTTCATTGTTAATGCTTCAAAGCCTCTATCATTTAAACTTGTTAATGGAACCATCTCACATTGTCCTAACTCTCTTTCAATCACCATTATGCTCCAATCAATTGGCATTTGAATATTAACACCTTTTATTTCTAGTACCATGCTAGGTGCATTAAATGACTCTAAAAAAATTAATGGAATAAAAAAGAAATCAATATTTTTTGGATTTGTAGTATCTAATACACAGTACTGAAGATCATCAACGAGTTCAGGAACTTTGTTTAGATTATAACTATGGTTGTCTGGTGTTAAAATTTTCATATGTTTACCTTACTTACAGTATACGGGTAATTGGCTTCTTTGTAAAACCTTTTTCTTGTTGTTAAGTGTCTTTTTGAATACTTGCATTTAGAAGTTATGTCCCAAATTTGTACATGGTCTTTATCTTCTGCTTTTCTTATGCCCCTTCCGATACTTTGTATTACCCTTACAAAGCTCTTTCCGGGTTCTACAAGCACCAAGTTAAATATTCTTGGTATATTGATACCCACAGCCGCGACACCGTATGTTGCAATTAATACTTTGTGTTTTTCTGTTGCTACTTCGCTATATTCTTCTTCTCTATCTTCTAGTTTTGTTTTACCTTGTATAAAAACTGCGTCTGGAATTAGGTCTGCTAGTACTTCACCCGACTTAATTCTATCAACTAGTATTAGAGTATTTCCGCCCGGACGCATTTCTTCAATTAGATTGCTTAAAAATTGTAATCTGGTTGGATCACTTACTAGATATGCTACTTCTTCTGGATAGCTTCTAAATGATCTCATGTCTTGTGTTTGTATAACATTAACATGACATTGTGCTAGTACACCTCTTTCTTGTAATTCTCTTGCTGACAGTTTGTTTGACACTTTGCCAATTGATGCTTCTAAACTTACTTGTTCAAATTCTTCTTTTGGTATCGTTCCTGTTAGTCCCCATCTAATAGGTATACCCGCAAAAGGCCCCGTTAATAACGTTTTAAGCACGTCTGCACGTGCCATGTGTACTTCATCTATCATAACGCACGATACATTATCTAAAAATTCATCAATAGGAAAATCAGCTTCTGATTTTTTTGATTTCTTGTGTAAGTTATTCAAACTTTGCCAAGTACAAATAGTATGTGTGTGTCCTAGTTCTTTACGTTCTCCAAAATACACACCAACGTCTAAACCAACTGTTTTATAGTCTGCTTCTGTTTGTGTTACCAAACTTTTATTAGGAACAATTACAATAGTTCTTCCAAACTTTTCACACATCTTAGATAGTGCGGCTGTTATAATTGTTTTACCAGCACCTGTGGCTACTTCTTGTAAACTCTGTGGATTACTGATATAATCATTAATTACTTGTACTTGATAATCTCTTAACACAATTGGTTCTCCTGCTACTGGATGATTCGCTGGCCATACTTTGTCAGCAAAATATTGTTTGTCAATTTTATCAAAAGAAATATCTATATTTTTTCTATAATCCTCAATTTTAATTTCGTATCCATTTTCTTCAATAGTAGGCAACACCCTGTCTAACAAATTCAAATAGGTTCTTGCTCCTATATCACAAAAACGTATGTTACCATCCCATCTACCTAGCTTGTATGCAGGTAAATGATATGCATACGGTACGAAAAACTTTAACTTATCAGAAATTTTACGTCTAGTAGATACATCTAGACCTTCAAATTTAACGTTTACTTCGTCTTTAATCTTTAATATTGCCGTGCTCATCTAGATATGTCTCATTTAATTGATGTATTGTAGTTTCAATTCTTCGTGTATATGTTTGTCCTAGTTCACTAAATTCAGTTAAAAATTTTGCTAGTGTTATAGCATCTGCTTTTTCTTCAAACTTTAACATCATTCCTCTAGCCGTTCTAAAACCTTCATATGCTGGATGACGATTTAACAAATCATAATAATATGCTGTACAGTCACACCAATCACTAAAAACTTTTATTCCCCATTTTGCGTCTGGATTGCCTCTAGCTTTTATTTGCTCCTCGTTTTTATCCCAAGTACGAATGCCAAAAATATTATATGCTTCTTTGGCAAATCTAGATGTTCCCCAACCTGACTCATGTGCCGCTTGAGCTATTATTAATGCAGTTGGTATTAGTTGATCTTTCGGCATATCTTTTTCTATTTCATTTAAGCATTTTTTTATTGCATGAATAAACTTATGCTTGTCGTCCTTATACTGTACTACTTCAATTACAGAGTGTTCTGTTTTAATAATTTTTTGAACTTTTTTAGTTTGTTTTTTGGGCGTATCTTCTATTAAATCAGTTGTCCAAAATAATATTGGTATTACCAACAGTATTGCTATAAAAAGTATTGTTCTCATATATTATTATAACACAAAATTATTTTTTTGCAAATAATTCCGCATCATCTAACCCTGCTACCCTTAATTTTACAATGTTATTAATTTGAAACTGCTTTGAATCAATAGCTTTTAACAATCCTAAAAACTTATTCCTCAATAATGCAAACTCATTTACTAGATTCGAAGTGTCTACTACTTCCTGTTCTCCTTCAATATAGTTTTTTACATCATTTGATGTTAATGCTCGTTGATAGTTTTCTAAATATGTTCTATAGTATTTGCTTTTTACTTGCCTTAATTTAATATTTAGAAATTCTAAGATGGCTTCAATTTCTTGCAATTGGTTAAACCTATGTTCTACTATTCCTGGAACATTACTAGCATTCTTTTCAATATTTCCTTTCATGCCAGTTTCTACTCTAGCTTCTTCCAACTGATCTTCAAAATGGTCTATACAGTCAGGAAGTTTACTCAAGTTTTGTGAAACTATATTATACCATTTTGCCATTAATAATCATCACTTTCTGCATCACTTCCATAATCTTCTGAATAGTCTTCATCATCATCTGTATCAAGATAGTAACCATCAATAGCATCAGCTAGATAATCATCAACATCTTTAAACTCTTGCTGAGCTTGATCATCTAACCCATACTCGTCTAATAATAGCACAAAGGCTTTAGCGGCATCTAACCTGTCTTTTGCAGGAACGTAGTTACTCAGTTTCTGCCATGTCTCTATTAGAAGCTCGATTTCCGTCTGTGTCATCATTCTCTACATCCTTTGTTTTACTTGATGGTGTTGGTTCTTTAAATTCAGCCATTACTAAATCTAAATTTTCACCTGTCCATTGTTTTCTAAAATGAATATGTTCTTTACCCATTCTATCAATATATTTTAGTCTATTTCCTTGTTTTACTAGCAATCCTTTTTTCTCAAAAAGTTCTACCATACCACTATATGGATCCATTCCTGCCCCATAAGGAATTTTTACTTGTACTCCTTCGAAAGGTTTATTGAATCTAGTTTTCATTACTTTACAAGCGGCTCGTATTCCCATGACGTCAGTTATTTTATTACCATCTTCATCTTCTTTAAGTTTTAATTTACGCATAGCAACTACTACACTTGATGCATAAACAAAGCCTTGTCCGCCTGATATTTTATCATCTGGATCAAACATATCTTGTGATGCATACGTGTGGTTGGTACAAACTAATCCAATATTTAAAGCACCAATTAAGTTTACTGTGTTTCTGATTAGTGCTGTCAATGATTTGGCTTTTCTTCCTAAATCACCTTTCATTTCACCTTTTTGAAATTGATCTCTATCTGTTGGTGTTAGTAACATACCTAAACTGTCAACCACAAATAAAATTTTTGGTCTTTCTTCTGCTGGTTTGTCTTCGTAATCTTTTTTATAATTTATAATGAAGTCACTAATAATTTTAGCAACATCATCTACCATTGCAACACTAATTCTTAAAAGTTTTTCTGGTGATGTGTCTACTTCTAATGCATTTAACCATGCTTCGTCTAATGCATTTTCCGAATCCATCACTATACAAAAAACTCCTTGTTTCTGTGCATTAGCAATAAGGTTACCTGATGCAATCAAACTCTTACCTGAACCTGATTCACCTGCTAACATTGTTACCCTACCTAGAGGTATTCCTTTATTAAAATCTCCACTAATCAAATAATTGAGTGTGTGGTTTCCTGTTGATACCCAATCTGTAGGATCAGAATCAAAACCTGTAGAGATTCCTTGTATACTTTTTGTTAAACTTGTTCTAAATTTACTTACATCAAATGGTCTTACCATAATATCTCCTTGCTGATTCTTGTGGAGAAATAAATTAATACTTCTCCACTTGAATACATTTTAACTTTTATTTGTTAGCTTGTCTACTTCTGATCATTGCTAAGATGTCGTCTGCTGATACTCCAGCGGCCGGTTTAGCTGTGTCAGTTGCCGTTGCTGTTACTGTTTCATTAACAGTTACCTGTGCAGGTGCAGGTGCTACTGGAGTAGCTACTGCTGGTTGTACTGCTGGTTGTACTGCTTCTGTTTGTACAGGTTGGGCAGGTGTAGTAGCAACAGGAGTTTCAACAGTTTTGTTAACTGTAGTTGTTGTACTAGCAGAGCTAGATGTGTTTCCACCTCTAGAATTAAAACCTGCTGGCTTATAGTATTGACCAAATCTATCTGGATCATACAGTTCACCATCTACAGATGCTTTAAACATTTCTTGCATTACACCAAGTTCTTCTGCTGAAGGTTTCTTTGGCATAAAGTCTGAAAGATTAAACAAACCATACTGGTCTATAGCACCTCTTTCTGATTCACTTAATGATCTTGCTTTGAACGACCAAGTAGATGTTGAATAATCTGCATAGCCACCTTTTTGTGTTTTAGTCAATTTAAAATCTCTACCTGATTCTAAATCAGTTGGTAGATCTTCCATATCAGGATTCATTAATGCTGATCTGATAATGTTAAAGATTGACGGATTAATCACAAAACGTCTAATTGGATTTTCCGGTGTCTCTTGTTCGTCTAATGTAGAATTAACTACATAACCTTGGAAAATGTAACTTCTTTTTTTCCAATATTTTCTTCCCATATCTTCTAGTGCAGGATCTTTAAACCAAGTCCTTACTTCAGATAAAATTGGGCATGGTTCATTAAACATCTCCATACAAGGAATTTGTACTAGAGTAGGTTTTGTATCTTGTGAACCTTTAATACCAGGAAATGGTAATTTGATCATAGCTCTTTCTTGCCAAAAGAATGTATTATCTTTATTGCCGTCTGGTAAAAATCTTAGTGTTGATGTTGTGCCTTCTGGAATATTCCAGAATGGATAAATTGCATTATCCCCTACTGTGCTACCACCTTTTTGTTTTGTTTCTTGTTCTGATAGCTTCGCTCTTATTTCTGCTAAAGTCGCCATATTATTTCTCCTTTGCCTATATTAGCCTTTGTTAGCCTTTGTTAGCCTATGTTTGCCTATGTTTGTATATAATAGTGTTCAATATCATTACTAACATTAAACACTAGTATATCTATTTATGACGGAAATGTCAACCTAAAAAATTAAAAGTTCTTTTTAAAGGTTAACATAAAATTACGTCCATCTTGGTTATATCCGTCTGGTCTTTCATACGTTTTGTCTGTTATATTGTTTAAAGACAACACAATATTGGTATCTTTTGCTACTTCATATTTGGTATGAAAGTTGGCTACACCTACTGCTGGTTTAGTAATTGTAGCATAAGTTGATGAATCGATGTCTAGATGTTCTCCCATATACACATATTCAAGTGAATTGTTTGATTTACCTAGTATCCAATCAACTGCTGAAAATGATTGCCACCTAGGTCTTCTTGTAACTTGTTTGTTATTGCTGTCTTGTGCAATCGTCCAAGTCAATCCATTTCTAAGAAATACATTTTCATTTATCGTTGATGTTGTTTTTATTTCAGCACCATGTCTATTGGATTTTCCTGATGCATTAGAATATGTACTATTACCATATGTGATCATATTATCTAAGTCTGTATCAAAATATACAAAGTCCAACGAATGATTGTTAAACTTATATTCAAACCCTATATCAATTGTTTGTGCTTCTTCTGGTTGTAAGTTAGCATTACCACTGTAACCATAGCTGTCTGCCCCGTACAGTTCGTATAACGTAGGTGTTTTTACTGCTGTTGTGTAATTACTTTTTAATTTAAAGTTATTTGTTACGGTATATACTCCACCCAATCTATAAGTTGTGTAGTCGCCAAACAAACTTGGATTGTCATGTCTTATACCTATTGAGTATAAAAAGTCTTCTCCAACATTGACATTACTGTTTAAAAAAACAGATGCATTGTTTCCTTCTTTGTCTACAGATGATGTGTATGATCCTGTGTTATTAAACGTACCGTCAAACTGTTCATATTCAATTCCTGGTGTAAAATCAATTTCTTCATTTTGTATTGTGTTAGTAAAAATAAAAGTATTTGAATTGGAATCATATGTGTCAATTTCAGTACCATTAACATATTCTCTATCGTATTCTGTTCTAGAGAATGTAAAATTACTAAAACCTAATGAGTTATCAATTTTGCTACCAACTTGATAAAGATTCATATCACTTTTGGAT